TTAGGCCCTCTCGTCAGTTTTGGGCCAATTTTGGGCCAATTCGACTCGGGGCGGCAGCTTCTCCAGCTCCCTCCAGTCCGAGGAGGAGCTGATCCATTTCGCGTAGGTAGAGAGCAACATCTCGACGCTATGGCCGAGCTGGTTCGCGATGAACGCGGGGTTCATCCCAGCCATCAGGCACATGGTTGCGTAGGTGTGGCGGGTGTCGTACTGCCGGCGTTCACGGATGTCCAGCGCCTTGAGCGCTGATTTGAAGTGGCGGATTGTAACACTTGGTTCGTTGATCCACAGCCCACCTTTGCTCGGCTGGAACACAAATGGGCTTGTAGGGTAGGCCGACTTTGAAGCCATCCGCCTCAAGTCGGCCAGGCGCTGCGCTTGTCTTAAGGCGTTTAGCGCTCGGTCATTCAGCAGCACCACCCGGTGATATTTTGTCTTCGTCCTGTCTGCAGGCTGGCGATCAACGATGATGCGCTGGATTGTTGCTGTGCGCTCCTCGATGTTGATGTCCTGCCATTGCAGACCCATTGCCTCACCAGGGCGCACGCCGGTGAAGAAGCTGAACTCGAAGAAGGCGGCATAGATCTGCGCGTACTTCTGGCACGTAGCATAGAGATGCTCGATGATCGCCTCCGCTTCAGCGCGGGTGTAAGGATCAACTACCTTTTTCACCGCCGTTGGCTTGTCGAGCGAGGCCGTTGGGTTCTTGGTGATCAGGCCGTCAAGCACGGCTGTCTTGAAAATGCTGGCCAGCTTGATGATCGCATTGCGCTTAACGCCTGCCGAAGTCCACTGAATTTGCGAGATGACTCCCCGCAGCATCGTCGGTGTGATCATGTCGATTCGGCGTAGACCCAGGTAGGGCATCCAGTACAGATTCAAGGTGCTGACGTAGTTGTCGCGAGTTCCCTTCACGATGTGCCTGCTGTTGAGCCACATCTGCGAGTAGTCACCCAGGCTCGGTATGGTCTCGGCGGAGCGCTTGGCCACCTCCGAGCCCGGGAAGATCTCTGCGTACTTCTCCTCATCCAGCAGGTTGTGGCGGATCAGGTTGACTACTTGATCACGTACACGGCTGGCAGCGCGGATGCCCTGCGCCGTCGGGGGATGGGTGAGGGTTTCGCCGCGACGCTCACCGTTCCAAGTGAAACGGATTCGGAGCGAGTCTCCTCGGATTTCAATTCCAGGGGGCAGACCCACAGGCTTTCGAGCCATTCCTCATATCTCCATCTGCTGTACATGATGTTGCGGCCGTTCTTGTTCCAGACGCCTTCGGGGATTTTCCCCCGCTGGCGCCTGGTCTGGAGCGCTCGCAGCGTGATCCCCAGCAGTTCGGCCATCCTTTCCTCCGTCACCTTGTCCATTTCTTGGGCAACGGCCTGTTCCTGCCCGGCGTGTTCATCGCCTGGCTTCTTCCTTTTTGAATGCATGTTTGTCTCCACGCCGCCGGTGGCGGCAGGTTGGTGGTCAGGCCGTTGCCGCGGCGATGGTCTGCTCGAAGCGCGAGGCCAGTTCGGCGTTGACCTCGGCCTTGGCCAGGTTGTCAGCGGTGCCCTTGGCGCGGTGCAAGGCTTCGTACTTGCGCAGCTGGGCGGCGGCGTCGATCAGATCGTCCAGCAGCAGGGGCGCCGCAGCGATCAGTTGGGCGTTTGCCATCTGCGTTCTGGGCTCTTCGCCGGTGAGCGCCTGGAAAATGCTGACGCCATTCACGACGTCGGCAATACCCATCCTGCCTGCGCAGACCGATATTGATCCGGTGTTTTGGACGACCCCTTCAATGTGCCAGGGGCCTGGCGTGTGTTTGTGTTTCGTCATGGCAATAGCTCTCCATGCCCGCGCATGTCGGCGGGCTTGAGTAGTTGGGGAGGGGTTAGGCCCGCGCTTCGAACAGCTCGATCTGCGCTTCCGGGGTGTCGCGAATGGTGATGGCCTCAGCGATGCGCTGTTGCGCGGTGGCGAAGTGCGCTTCGTCCTGTTCGATGCCGATGAAGCGCCGGCCCAGTTGCACGCAGGCGACGCCGGTGGTACCGCTGCCCATGGTATTGTCGAGCACCACCTGGTCCGGGTTAGTGTATGTGGTGATCAGGAACTGCATCCACGCTACGGGCTTCTGAGTCGGGTGGAAGTTGGCCTTCTGCTTGTCGCTCGAGAAGAACTGCACCGAGCGCGGGTATCGGTCTGTCGAGTCGTACTCGGTAAGTTGTAGGGCCTTGCCGTAGCACTCGGACTCCACCGACTTGCGCTTAGATGTCTTGCGCTCGTGGCCGGTGGTCATCTGCGGGTTGTATACGGGCTGGCGCCGATAGAAGACCTGGGCGCTTTCGTGCGCGCGTAGCGGTTGCTTCTTCGCGTTCAAGAACCCGGTCGCTGCGCCTTTCTCCCATATCCATTCGTACTTGTAGATTTCCGGGTTGCTGGCAACCAGCATTGATGTGAAAGGCTGCGCCGCGCAGAGCACGATAGCCGCCTCGGGCTTGGCGATCCTCAAGTACTGCTCCCACAGGGGGGCGAAGGGGATAACCACATCCCATGCGCACTGGGTGGTGCCGTAGGGCAGGTCAGCCAACACCAGGTCGACGCTGGCTTCGGGGATCGACTGCATGACCTCCAGGCAGTCGCCGCGGTAAAGGCTGGCATCGTTCATCGCGGCCCCCGATAGATCAGGTAGGCCATGTAGGCGAGGGCGATCATTGCATCAGCCCCTTTGGCACGTTGACGGCATCGCCGAGCTTGGCGGCGGCTATGGCGCGGCAGGCGGCAACCAAGTGGGTTGAGCCGTCCGCATCGCCCGGCAGGTCATCCAGGCCGGTGACGGCAAAGAAATAGTCCGAGTAGAGGCCGAAGCCGACGCGGTACTTCTCGATCAGCTTCCCGCCCAGCGCCCAGTCTTCCCACGGATTGAATCGCTTAGGCCAAGTTGATGCCTTGCCAGTCACGCGCATAAAAACGCGCCACGGATTGCCGTACTGCGGCGGTACCAGGATCAGGTCCAGGCCTTCAGCAATCCCGACGGCCCACCCCAGCGCCTCGCCGGCCAGGTCCGCCGTCTTCACTTCGATCAGGTCGGTCATGGCGCCACCCATTCGCCGCGATCTACGCACACACGCGCAGGCATCATCGTTTTCGTGGCAGCATTCCAGTGCATCTGCGTCTCGTAGTGCAGGCAAGGGCCCTTGTCGCTTTCTGCCTTGGCCGCGTAGAGCAAGAAAGCGATGACAGTCACCCAGGCGCAGAACGCTGCACCAGGCCACGCGGCGAAGAACCGGCCATCACTGAGATCGTCCATCGCCTTCACCGATACGGCGATCAAGACAACAAACACGACGACGATAACCGCCCCTGCAATGATGAACTGGCTCATGGCGCCACCTGCTGGGCCATTGCGCGGTCGATGCGCTCGATTTCAGCGAGTATGAGCGCCCCAGCTCGAACCAGGTTTTCGCGTCGGCCGCGAGGTTTCCACCAGCTGAGCGCCCACGGCCAGGCTGGCGGGCAAGTTGGCTGCCACTTTTTCATGGCCTGCTTTTCTTCGTCCCAGATATCCAGCCATGGGGGCGCGAGCGCGTAGCAGGCGGAGGCTTTGACCAGTTCAAGGCTGCCACACTGGTCGTCATGCTCCGCCGTCCAGCCCTCCGCTTCGACCTGACGTTTGCGCTCAGCCAAGACAGCAAGCCCAGCAACGGTTGTGCTGTCCTGGCACCTGTACTCCACGGCCCTGGCCAGGCGCTCAAATGCATGTTCGTTTACGCCGAATGCCAGCGCTTCCTGGCATGCACTACTCGCCAGGTCGAGCAGTTCGCCTTCTTCGACCAGCAGGTGCTGGCGCATCTTATTGGCTTCCATCACAGCTGATACCTCTCATCATTCCAGGCCGCCGGCGCGGCAGCAGGTGTAGGTTCGGGTTGGGTTTCGTGCGGTGAGAACTGGCGCTCGTTGCCGGCCTGGACCTGGCAGACCTTGGTCTCCCGACCGACGAACATACCCACGCAGAAGACCTGCACCAAGGTGAAGGCGCCGACGATGGCGCCCATGACGACCAGATGGCGCTTCATGGCTTCGCCTCGCGGCGAGCCCACCAGCACACCGGGCCGTCGTCGGTGTCGTGGATGGCCAGGCAGAACCAGTCGTCGCCGGTAAGCCGTTCCGGCTCCCAATAGCTGCAATCTGGGTCATGGCTTTCGAAGTAGCGGTTGGCAATCGCCTCATCGGCGTATTCCAGGCTGACCATGCAAACCTGCAGGCCCTGCTCGGCAATCCAGGCCTTGCACTTGTCGCCATCACCCTCGTCGAAGTCGGGAAGGTCCGGATGCTGGAACATCCCGTTTTCGTCGCGCACGACAGGCGCCCGCTGGATCAGCTTGATTTCTTCAGGCATGACGATTCCTTGGCCGCCATATCGCGGCAGTGAATAGAGGGGAGAGGGGTTAGAAATCGAGAGAGTATTCAGCCTGGTAGGCTTCTTGCGGGGTCTGTCCACGCGCCCAGTTGTATTCCTTCCAGAGCTCTGGCATGCCGGGCGTGTGGCCTTGCTTTGCGGCCAAAGCCACCAGTTCGGCCCACCACTGCTCCCAGTTCATGGCTTGCGCTCCAGGGCGGCGCGGGCTTGCCCGGCACGGTAAGCAACCTCCATGTTGTATTTCGTGAACTTGGGCGCTTCACCTTCGCTGCCGTCTCGATAAGCGGAATCAAGCCACGACCAGAAGTCATCGCGCTCAACCGGCGCGCTAGGCTCTGCGCTGGCGGATAGGGCGGTGTCGCAGAGCTCATCAATGCGCTTGCTTTCGATCTCGGAAGGAATAGACCAGTCAGGATGTGGCGGCGGAAAGTCGTCAACGTGCATGCGCTCACGCAAAAGGCGGTAACGTTCAGCATCTTTTGCAACGCCAGAGTACATATCGCTCACGTCGTCCGGCTCAACGCCAAGGTCACGCAGCAGCCCGTGTGCCTCGGCCAGCTGGGCGCGCAGGGCAGCCACCTTGTTGGCAGATCGGTCGTACTCGCCTTTTACTTCCCCGAGCTCAGCGCGCAGCCGCTCAAGCTCGCCAGGATCGGCAGCGCTGGCGAACACAGGTCGGATCTCGCGCATGATCCCGTGCTGGTTGAACTGTCCAACCTCCTGCGAGTACCTGGCTCGCGTGGCGTCGCAACATTCGCGCCACGGTGTCCATTGTGAACCTGGTCTGTCGGTCATTGTGCGTTGCTGATAGCCCACCGGCTCGCCTTGGTGCTGCTCGGCTCTCGCATTCCACAGCTCGACCGCCTTGTCGCGGCCTGGCTGCTCCTCACCTTCATCCTGCTCCACGCCCACCGGGCCACGGGCCAGACAGGCCTCATGCGGCCCGGTCAGGCCCTGACAGATCACCACTGAAGCATCGCTGTCTAGGCGCTCGATGAGGAAGTCCTGCTGACCGCAGAAGGGGCAGGGCAGCAGTTCGCTGACCATCTCTGTGTTGCTGGATCGGTTTTCTGTGGGCATGGGAACACTGTTCACGCTGGGATCTCCTTCAGCTTCAGCTCCATGGGGCCATTACGAGGCGAACCAAGCAGTACGCCATCCAGGCCGGCGACATCCTGGCGGCTGAGGTTCCGCCACTTGGCGATACCCCATTCACCCTTCATCACGCCGATTGGCTCGTCTCGGCAGGTCGAGCCGTAGCTGTAACCATTTTCCCGGAGCCAGTTTTGCGCGGCGTACAGCGCTTGGAATGTGCCCTCTTGGTCGAAGGTCTTGGTGAACACGAACGGTTTTTCTGTGGGCATGGGGATACCTCGCCGGATAGCGCTTTGGCATTGGTTGGGGTATTGATGTCATCCAATTCACGCAAAGGAGTGAGCAATGATCATCGACGGACAGTTCATCTTTGAAGTCGGCGACCCTGTTACCGACCATACCGATGCTGCGCGACGGGTAGGCTTTGTCATCGCGATAGAGCAGGATGAGGTCGGCGAGAAGGTTTTACTTGTTGAGGATGAAGGTCGCACTGGGCGCACTTGGCGAATCCTTGATAGGGATGCAATCCTGCCCTAGAGCGCCATTTCCACTTGTTTCTCCCGAGCCCAGATCGGGGAACTGGTATGTGCCTCGATTCGGTCGGCAATCACGCTGGCGCGCTGGCCTGCCGATGGCGGGGTGTACATGCCGAACCGGCTGATGCTTCCGCCGTTGACCGCAGCGTTGGTGCTGTCGGCTGATGCCAGGGGTAGGCTCTGGAAGATCGCTGGGTCAAGCATCCGCAGGCCGTGCAGTCGGCATTGGGGGCGGCCCTGGTCGTCGCAGATGGCATCCATCGCGGCGCCCATGCGTTTCCACCAGGCTGCGGTGCCGGGTGATCGCCATTGCCCGGAACTGCCGAGGGCAACGGTTCGCCAGGCTTGTGCTAGACGCTGCAGCCGCTCGATCGACTCATGCATGTGCCAGACCGGCACGCCTGGCAGGTGGCTGGGCCATTGCTCGAGCAAACGATCATTGGCATCTTCGTCGCCGTCGATCACGTCAGGGATGAGCGCCCAGTCGAAGCCTGGGTGCCGGCACCAGTCATCCACCCATCGGGTGTACCCATCGACATCGACACGGCCGCCTTTCTTCCAGGCCGTGAACGCGCCGTTGTCGAAGACGAAGGACTGGCAGACCTCGGCGACGATGCCCATGTCATCCTGGCGCGGGAACGGCACCAATGCGTGCCTGCCTGCCAGCAGCCTTGCTGCATCCTGCCGCGTGCCGCCTATCGGCGTGCCGTGGTAATGGATCATCCGCTCAACCTCACCGTTTCGATCTCGACGCCTTGGTGCACGGCCTTGATCACCTGGTCACCGCCGAATCGCTCTGCCAGCTGATCGGCGATCTGTTCGTGCCAGCCCTGCTTGATCAGTGCGGTGGCGGTTTTGATGTGCTCGACACGGATCATCGCCAGGCTACGGATTTCCAGGCTGTAGACGATCACCTCGGCGTCGCTTGGGCAGGCCGCGGTGAATGTGTGGCGATAGATGTTCATGGTCGATCCTCGCCGGGTCGGCGTTATCGTTGATTAGGGGAAGGCGCTGGCGGGCAGCGCCGGGCAGTTATTCTTGCTGGTATGCTTCGCCGCTTACCAAACAAGGAGAGTGGTAATGGGGTTGCGGGAAAGTCGTGCAGCTTTGAAGGAGTGGTTCATACCGAAGCGCAGGCGCTGGGTTGGCGGTGCGATGGTTGCAATCTGGGCTATCGGGCTGATCATCAACCCGACTATTCACTGGAGCTGGGCCAACATCGGTGGACTAGGGCTGTTCTGGTTTATCAGCGCTTGGCCGCCGGAGCTTCACGAGAAGCGTTGAGGCGCTGGCGGGCAGCGCCGGAGGGCGATCAGCCTAAAAAGACTTTTAAGTGACACGCTTTCCGGGATATGAAGAAGTACCGGCACGGGGCCGGATCCGGAGGTCTACATGAAACGTCGTGGAAATGTTGTTCACACAGTCGGCGACTACAAGGTGTATGAAATGGTCACAACGTACATGAACAATCAAACTAAAGTGGAGAGCTACAGCGTAGTTGGTCCGAGGTCGGACCCCACCTGGCTGCATAGCCTGGAATCGGCAGTCAGTGAAGCTGAGAAGCTGGCTGCTCAACAGTAATCTGAGGCGCGTCACATCAGGCCGGGGCGATGACTTCATCCCCCGGATCCTGCTGAATCATCAGCATGCTCTTCCGGTCGAAAGCCAGGGCCAGGCGCGGTGAGATGCTGATCTTGTGACGCGGCGGGGTGAGAAACTTCGCCGCGTGCAGCCTGCCTAGTGCGCGGATGCCGTGAATCAGCGCCTCGATCATCTGGCTGTAGGTAGCGTCAGCCCAGCCGCATATCGCTCGCAGGTGCTGTCCTGTTCGCTTCCTGGCTGATAGCCGCAGCGGCTCAGTACGCGCCACGGATCGGTTACCTTCGATTTCGTGGCGCGCGATTCTGAACAATGCGTGATGCCCGAGCGCTTCGATGTGATGAATCATCAGCGTCATCGCCTCGCCCTGTTCCTCTATCCCGGCCCACTCCATCAGTTCCAGCAGGGCCTGTTTAGTCCCTGGTCGAACCTTCAAGCGCAGGTCTTCTTCCTGCAGGCGCTCGGCCTTGGCGCGGCGCTTCTCGTCGCGCTGCTGCTGGGTCATCGCCATGCAGCACCTCCTTCAATCCGCTGGGCGGCAAGTTGAACTGATCGCGGCGCCTATGCAGCTGCAGCGAGCGCAGGATTTTTCGGTTCATCGGATTGCTCCATATCGCAGTCATGCCAGCCGGCAAGCCGCCAGGCGCTGTCGATCGTCATTTCGGGGTAGGGCTGGGCCAGGCGGCATCGATTGGCGGCCCGGGCGGTACGGCCCTGGGAGTAGGGCAGCGGGTGTATCTGCTTGGGTTTGCGCGGGAACATGGCTACGTACCTGCGAGATGGGGGAGCGGGGCGAATGGGATGTCGTCGTCGAAGCTTTCGTAGTCCGGGCCGTTGCTGCCCTGTTGGTTCTGATGCTGGGCGGGCGGGCGCTGCTGAGCGCGCTGTTGCTGGCGCGGCTGCTGGGCCTGCTGGCCGCTCTGCGATTGCTGCGGCGGGCTGCCGGCGAACTTGATGATGATCACCCGGCCGGTGAGCTTCACGCCCTGTGTCTGGTCAGACTTGGTGAAAACCTCAACATGCGCGTCATCGATGGTGAAATGCACCTGCTGACCTTTGACCAGGTACTGGGCCATGGATTCGGCCTGCTTGCCCCACAGCGTGGCATCCACCCACTGGGTAGGTCGCTTGCCGTCCTGCCCTTTTCGGCCGTAATCGCATGCGATAGCCAAGTTGCAGACGGGATCGCCGTTTGGGGTGTAGCGCAGTTCAGCGTCGCGGCCAATACGGCCGATATCGGTAAGAGTAGGCATCGTGATTCCTTGGATTATGCGGCCGCGCCGAGCACCTTGTTCATGCGCTCGTCGAGGATTTCGTAGAATGTTTTCACCCGTTCGGTGAGTTTGCGGATCATTACTTCGTCGCGGTACACGCGCTTGACGAAGAGGGGCATGCCGGGCCAGTAGCTGATGAAGTCCAGCCACTCGCGCTCGGATACCCACAGGCCGCCCTGGCACTGAGCGACGTGCTCCTTGGGCACTTCACCGTTCAGGATGACGCTGACCTGGAACTTGGGGAGCTTGGTCTTGATTTCGGTAAGCCCCTGCTCGCCTACCAGCGCGTCAGGGGAGTAGCCGATGCCGTGGTTGAGGATGATGCCGACCGATCGGGTTTTGATGCTTTCGCGGTCCTCGTACAGGCCTCGGGCGACGCCCTCCAGTTCGTGGCCGCGAATCGTAGCCACGGTCTTGAATGGAATCTCGGCGGCCTCTTCGGTGATCCGCTCGCCGATCAGCTGGTCCATGTAGGTGAATGCGGCCACTCCGAAGCCCGCTTCACCCTTGCCGGCGACCAGCAGGCAGTCCAATTCGGAGCAGGTGATGATCCCCAGGCGAAGGGCGAGCCATTCCGGCGTACCCTGTTCGACGTCAGTGATGATCTGCATCTTGAGCCTCCCGTGGTGCCGATTCATGCTGCTTGACGGACTTGCTGAGCATGCCCAGCACTTGGTCGAACGCGGCTTTCTCTACCGCCGACGGCGTGCCGTGGATGCTGGCGAATGCCTTTTTGGCCTTGTCGCTGCAGCGCTCCAGCAGCATGGCCAACTGGGTGGCCTGCACTGAGGTGACCCGCGGCGTCACTACGGCGCCGTTGCCGTCGTCATCCTCGCCAGTGGTGGTGAAGTTGAGCAGGGCGCCGGCGGTGTAGCGTTTGCCATAGCTCACACTCGAGGCCACAGCCTGGACGCCGTTTTTGCTGCCGCTGGTGTCTGCCGGCAGGAGCAGAGAAGTGGTCTCGCGATGCCCGGCACGATGGCTCAGGACGCCTTCAACCTCGATGCCGCGTTCATTGCGCGGCGTGCGGAAGGAGAGGGCGAAGCCGTGGCGGGCCAGAACCGGTTTGATCATCTCGTTGATGTCTTCCCAGAGTGCGTAGGTGCTCTGGATGCGGCCGTTCTTGTCCTTGATTCCGCCGCGCTCGCCGATGACGGGCAGCTCTTCCTGCATCGAGGCCAACGCCTCGTCGAACTGCTGCTTGGCCTGCAGAGCCTGGATGTTCTGGTGCATCACCATCAAGCGCTCCATCTTGTCGATGTCAGCGGTTGGGGACATGGCCACCTGCTGGATGATCTGCAGGATGGTCACCGACTCGGCGGCGATGGCCGGCGACTGGGATTGGGTATCGACCCTGGCTACTTGGCTCATGGTGACCTCAGTACTGGATGGTGATGCTTGGGATCTTGCGCTCGGCGATCAGGGTGATTGCCTGCTTGGCGCATTCCTCGGTCATGCCGCCGGCGAGGAAGGCGTCCAGGGCGGCGCGGTTGATGCTGCGGCGGTGTGCCTTGTCGGCTTCGCGGGCTTCCTGCTGGCGCACGATCTCGGCGGCAGCTGCATCTGCCCGGCGGCGTTCTTCCTGGCGGGCCTGCTCGGCTGCCTCCTCTTGCCGGCGTGCGGCGTCTTGGCGCTCCTGCTCCATCCGCTGCTCGGTGGCAACGCGGTCGACTTCGGCCTGAGCGCGGGCGCGTTCCGCTTGCTCGGCCTGCAACTTGAGCTGCAGGCGCTGGTTCTCGGCTTCGCGCTCTTGTGCTGCAGCCTGGTCGATCAGCTCCTGCTCGCGGCGGGCGGCCGCGTCACGTTCGGCCTGCTGCTCCTGGGCTACTCGCTGGCGCTCCAGCTCGACGGCGGCTTCCTGTGCTGCCCGAATGCGGTCTTGCTCGGCGCGCTCCTCTGCCTCGCGGCGCAGGCGGGCCAGCTCGACCTGCTCGGCGTCGTACTTCTGCCGGGCGGCCTGGGCAGCCTGCAAGGCATTCATCGACGCTTCTTTGGCGCGGGCGGCCTCAGCTTCGAATTCCTCCCAGGCATCGCCCAGGACGAACGCGGTGAGCTCGGTGATGCGGCCTTGCAGCTGCTCTGCATCCAGCGCGCCCAGATCGGTGGCCAGGTCTTTCATGCGGTTGATGGCGTCATTGTGTCGATCGATGCGCGCATCCTCGGCGGCTTCCCACTCGGTGAGTGGCCGGCGCGTCTCGTCCCGTAGCGCGTCCATTTTTGTCACGAACTCGCGCAGCTCGGCCTCAACGACCTTCGGCATTTCCTTGAGCCGGCGCAGGTAGTCGCGGCCCGGCTTCTCTACAGCGGTCTTCGACTTGCTGACTTTGGCGGCAAGGCTGGCGATGCGCTCGCGCCCCTTGCGGGTTTTCAGGTCAGGCACTTCGCCCAGTACCTCACCCTTCACCAGGTCGATGAATTGCTGCAGGCCGCCGGCCACGTAGATGGCCGGGGCGTTCGCTTCGCTGATCTCTTCGATCTTGATCAGTTTCTGTTCTGCGGACATTAGAAAACCTCGCGCCAGGCCGGCGCCGTCAGTTGGGATAGGGAAATGCCAGGTCACCCAGGCACGGAGTTACGCTCCAGGCCCTGGCTGCGGTGGATGGTTGCGCGCTCTCGCCGCTTACGCTCCCGAAGGGGTACGGTTATCCCCTAGGGGCCCGCCGTGCTCGGGTGCGTTGTTCAGGAAGTGATGCTGCCGGCCAGTGCGCTGGCGAGCATGAAGAAGGTGCAGGCGAAGAGCATGGAGAAGGAGCCGCGCCAGTAGCTCATGCTGCGTCAGCTTTGAAGTGTTCGGCGCGCTCGGCAGCAAGATCAGCTGCAACCTCTTCGGCTCGAGCTCTTGCGTACTCTTGGGCCCAGGGCCGGATAAGCGCTTCTGCAACATCGTGAAGAGCGGTTGGGCGTCCATTCTTGGATTGACCTACAGCTTCGACTGCCAGGTCGTATGCCTTTCGGTGTACGCCGCGGCCATCGGCGATGATTTCGCAGATCATCTTCTCGATCGGGTACTCGCGGTTGTCGGTCAGTAGCGGAGCGATGTGTTCTTGCGCGCCTAGGTGCTCGGCCAGGGCCTCGTACAGCGATTGCGGCGTGACCAGCGATACAGCCTTGCCGTGGGCGCGCGGCGCCGTGACGTTCTCGCCACAGATCAGTGAGTTGATCGATTCGTAGAGCCAGTCGGATCCGTCGACAGTTTCGAGGAAGTCAGTCATGGCTTTTCTCCATCTCCAGGCTGCGCGCTAGGGCGCAGGCCTCGTTGTGGTTGCGGCGGAATCCACGGACTTTGCCGTCACGGGCATCCACCACATGGAAGAAGTCACGGCCCGCAGGCCTCACCTGGAAGCGGAACATGATCACCGGCATTGCCAGGCCGATCAGGCTGTACATTTCCGCCGTGGCAATCACAGAGCGCAGGCGAAGAGTGGTAAGAATGTCGCGACGAGCTTGAATGCTGGGGTGCATGGTCGCCTCCAGGTGGTTGGTTACTCGGTGGGTGGGGAAGGGAGGGGCTGCCAGTGGGTTGGCTCGTCGTCTTCACAGAAGCCGCCATCCCAAGACGCCCAGTGCGCGCCAGAGTCGTATTCGTCTTGGCCGAGATAGTCGCCGCGACTGTTGAATGAGGCTTCGGACTTGCTCCACTCAATCCAAGCGCCGGCAGTGACTCGATCCCCTTTGCGCAGGATGATCTCGGTGCCGTCACGCGGCGCTGAGTCGATCGCCTGCCAGCCGCTCATGGCTCTTCTCCACGGCGCCGGCGCTCGGTTGCCATATCCATGTCCAAGTCATGCCGCTCCTCGCTGATCAGCTCAGCTACGGCCTTTTCGATTTGGTCCATGGCCTGCTGCTCGTCAGGGGCGCGGCGAATCATCACGCGCAGCAACTGAATGGCCGCATCAAGGCGCGTCGGGTAGACATTGGCCGAGAACCCGCTGCTCGAAGGTTCTTGAATCATGATCTGGCCGGAAATGCTCATTCCGCTCATGGCTTCACCCGGGCGGCGAGCATGGCGTCGGCCTCGATATAGCGCATGATGGCCCGGTATTCCGCCCAGAAAGCTGCATTGTCCAAAGGCATAGCAGCAAAATCCGGCATCTTGCGGCCGACTATTTTCTCGGCATATTGGATGCCGATCTCATCGGAAACTTCAGCGGTGTGAGCTGCGAAATAGTCGCGCAGGGTCATGCCGGACATCAGCCGTTTGGCCTCATCAAAATGGCGCGGCTCGAATGTTTGGTGGTCATACGACACCGGGAAAGCCGGCCCGCCTGTGTCTTTGCTCATGCCGCCTCCGGGTGCTTCTCGCCACAGAACATGCAGTAGTTGCCAAGCACGTTGATAGTTGCCTTTGCTTTCACTTCCTTGCCTTTGGCGGTGGTGCGGGTTCCAACGATTTCGCATTCCGCGTACTGGCGGCCGGCAGGAATGAGCATGTAACCCTGCAAGGTCGCCTTGGCGCCGATGATTTCCGGGTACCGTTCAACTGCTGCCTGCTCGAATTTCTGTCTGCAATCGCACATGGCGTGATCCTCTGGACCGCATTAGGAAGATGCCAGCGCAGGTGACCAAACCCGAGCCGTGAAGCTCGCTGGCACCTGTCTAATGCGGTCGAAGTGAAGGGAAGGAGATGCGGGATGCATCGGAGATTGATCGGAACACCAGGGCGCTACCCCTGCTTGGTTCCCGCCGCGTTTCTGGTATTGGCCGTCTCGCATATACCGGCTCAGGAGGTTCACGGGTCTTTGCGATCCTAGCGCTGCAGCTCGCTTGAGCACGCTCCGATCAATCTCCAATGCAGCCTGCGATGGGGAGCAGGGCATCGGGCCGTCTTTCCGGCTGTCAGGGAATCAGTCAACCAATTGCTGGACGGGCAAGGAAGTCATTCAGCGCCTGCTGCTTGGCATCTTCGCCATCCAAGAAGCGGATCGCCCACGGCATAAACGTCTGAACCGTGCCGTCTGGCATCTCAACGATGGCGACGCTGTAGTTGCCTGGGCCGTTCTCGAACTCTTCGTACTCGACGCCCCAGCCGTGGAACTTGCCTTCGGTGGCGTCTTCGAGCCCTGTGCGGCGGCCACGATCATCGTGCACTGCCGCCATGGTCATAACTGGTCGCATCTTCATTTCCTCCAGTGGATTCCCAAAGCACCCGGTCGCCCAGGTGCTTCAGTTAATCTCGTGGTGTTTCCTCACTACTCGCGCTGTGCCAGGCACCGACGCCCGTTCTAAGGGCATCCCGGCAGGGAGCGTTTGCAGCGCAACCCTCCATCCGCTTTCCGTGGCCCGGCCTGTGTTCCTGCCGCGCTGACGTTCCGCCTGATTTCGAGCTGGCCAGTTCCAGAGCTGGCATGGGGATCGAATTTATTGCTCGCGCTGTGCCGTTGCCGGGATCGATCCGCGAGGTTCCCATCGATGTGAAAGAGCGGCGGCCTGTGAGGGCCTGGCGAGGGACTGTGTAGCGCCTCGATGTGCACAGTAAACGCCATGTTTATAAACGCGTCAACACCTAATGTTTATTTTTGTTTATTTCGCGAGCACAAAAAGGCCCGCACTAGGCGGGCCATTGGCTTCTCATGCTGTCTAACTCAGAGCTTTCCAGGCAAGCCAGATGAAGAATCCGGCCCCTACAGCGATTGTCACAAGGTCTTCAGCTTTCGGCTTGCAACGATCGACAGCGGCGCCAATAAGGGCGCTCACAAGCACGACCGCCATCCCTGAGGCGAAAACTACTCCAGAGGTTCTGGCTCCCAGAACGTAGGCAAGAACCTCCAAGGCAAGCATGGCAATGCCCGCAATAAAGAGCCAGCCGCAAATCCGGTTCAGAGCGCCGCGCCGCGGGGCTTCACCTGGCATACATGCCCCACCAGAAAACATGCCCAAGGATAACCATGTTCTCCTCCTGCATGTCCTGGTAGCTGTAATCCTCGTCTGGGTGTTCGTCCCGGTTAAAGCTGCGCAGGCGGATACCAGTGGGAAGTCGATACAGCTGCTTCACACGCAGCTGGCCGTTGTGATTGATGACATAGAGGTCACCATCGACGATGTCGGCAAACGAGGTCCTGCCAGTGTTTACCCCGACCGTAGCCCCGTCACGAAGGATCGGCATCATGCTGTTGCCGCGCACCGTCACACATCGAGCGTTCTCGTACTGAACGCCGTTGTTGCGCAAGCTGCGCTTCCCGAATCGAAGCGTGGCCTTCTCGCTTTCCTCGATCGCAAACCGACCAGACCCAGCAGCCAGCTCAACTTCGCGCAGGAACGGCACTGCCACCTCATCATCTTCCATTGGGGTTTCGTCGTCCCACAGCCGCATATGCCCGGCGTCAGGGTGTTCATTCTGGTCAGGCTCCCTCGGTGAGCCCTCTCCAGTTTCAAGCCATTCATAGCGCAGCCCAAGGGATCGAGCGGCAGCCATCATTTTTGATGCCGGCACACCCCGGATGAACCAGTTGTTGATGTTCTGCAGCCTAGTGCCAAGACGTGCCGCCAGCTCGGTGTTAGAGACGCGCTGCAGCTGCATCTGCGCACGTAGGCGGTCACCAGAATGTTGAGTAGTCATAAACACCAAGTTTACCGGCCTTGCTATGTTTATAAAATAAACGTATCGTTGAGATGTGTTTATTCGCCCAAGGCGGAATGTTTATGAATCCCACACCTCTGGAACGCGCAATCCATGCCGCCGGCTCGGGTAAGGCCCTTGCCGATCTGCTGGGCGTTACGCCGATGGCTGTTTCCTATTGGAAAACCAGAGGCGTGCCGGCCCGCCAGGCGCTTCCTATCGAGAAAGCCACTGGCGTTTCGCGCCACGAGCTTCGCCCAGATCTTTACCCATCTGAAGCCGCATAAGGAGCAGTACCCGCATGTACGCAGATCAGTCCCACAAACGGGATACACCAAGGAAGGTTCGTTTCAACAAGACCCTGGACCGTCTACTGGCGCGAGCCGCGGAACGGGCCGAAATGCAGCACGCCACCTACCTCTACGAAATGATCGAGTGGGCCGTGGAAAACGGCGCCATCGAAGCGCTGAGCAAGGAAGAAAAGCAGCATAGCGCGGCCTAGAGGCCCTATGGAGGTCACGTGGCTGAAATTGACTACGAGCACCTGAGTGATGGTGCGAAGAGAAGGATCAGTGCTCTAGCCCTGAGCAAGGGGCAGAGCATTGACCAGGTTCTTGAGGATGTAGCGATCGAGTTCCTGGCCATGGGGGGACCGACTCGGCTCGGAAGACCCAAAGCGCAGGTGTACCAATTAGTCCCTAAAGAGGGCCTCAAAAGTGACACCTAAACCGCAGGCGCAAAAAAACCGGGTGGCCGCCCGGTTTCTTGTGCTGCATTCGTAACACATGTGCGAGGCAATCATATATGCACCTTGGTAGCCAAATCAATACCGTGGCCCTCGCGCCACAAAACGCGAACCACGATTTCGTGGCGCGCACGATGTCATCGCGTGAAATCGCTGACTTGGTAGAGGCGCGCCACAACGACGTGGTGGCCACCATCGAACGACTTTTCTCAAAAAACCTTTTGCGATCAAGTCGTAAAAGCCGTCGCGAGGCCACGGGCGGTCGACCGATCGAGGTCTACGACCTGATTGAGCGCGACACCCACCTGGTGGTGGCCGGTTACAGCGACGAGCACCGAGCCAGGGTTATCGACCGCTGGCAGGAGCTGGAAGCAAAAGCAGCCCCGTCCGCTCCCGCCGACCTCAGCAAGCTGGAAATCCTCCAGATGGCCTTGGAGTCGGAGAAAGCCCGCGTTCTGCTCACTGTCCAGGTCGAGGCCCAGGCCAAGAAGATCGGCCACCTGGAGAACCTGTTCAAGGAAGGCATGAGCCACGTCCAGTTCTGCAAGGGCCTCAATGGGGTCAACGTGATGCAGGTCGGTCACTTCCTTGAGGGTCGCAACTGGCTCTACAACGAGAGCAAGTCGGGCACCCGCTACCGCGTCGCCGCCTACGCCCGCGACAAGTACATGACCGAACACCAGCAGGAGATCACCCCGCACGGGAAAGAGGCGTTCATCAGCTACACACCGATCCTCCTGCGCAAGGGCGCCGTGCGCCTGTACGAGCTGTACCTGGCCGGCGAGCTGCCCATGAAGAAGAACTGGGACGGCCTGCACACCCACGACAAGGCAGTGCGAGGTGCAGCATGAGAAGCCGTGAGCAGGATCGCCAGCAGTGGCAAGACCCCGACTTCAACAAGTGGTTGGATGACGCCATATCCGACGCTGGCCATATCGTTTGGGATGCCATTCCTGACGTTGGCTCGGCCTGGAATGGCTGGGATGCCGCGAAGGCAGCGCTCGGCTACTACTGCCCAGCCTGCAATGGTTACGGCGAGGAGATCCACGTCTCCTATCAAGGCCCTGAGTCGTTCGAGCGGCTGGGTGGCTGCACTACCTGCGATGGCGACGGGCGATCGTCTGCTGCCTTGCAGGTGGCGCACACCCGTCTTGAGCAGTTGCTGTCTGAGAAAACCCAGATGCAGGGCGAGGTCTGGGCTCTGAACCACAAGCTGGAGCAATCCCAAGCGCGCGAGAGCGCTCTCAGTGCTGACCTGGAGTCGCACAAGCGGATGCTGCTGGCCGCTGCCTGTGACATCGGCGCTATCGGCGAGGCCCTTGGCGCTGACATTGACGACGACGGCAGCGCTATTGAGGGCCTGGCGCAGGAGCTGCGCAAGGATGCCGAGCGGTACCGCTTCATTCGCAACCCCATTGGCACCACGTCGCCGCTGGCTATCTGGAATGAGGGGAAGATGCCTTTGTTCAGCGGCATGGCGGATGCAGTCGTGGACGAGTTCATGGCCAAGGAGCGCGGCCAATGAGCAAATCCATCTCTCCATTCAAGCGCGTCAAGGTGTACGCCAAAACCAACGGGCACTGCGCTTACTGCGGCGACAACCTGTGCGAAGAAGATTTCCACATCGACCACGTATTCCCTAAGTCATTGGGAGGCTCGAACGATCTCGGCAACCTCATGCCGTCCTGTCACTCATGCAACGCTTCCAAGGGCACGAAGACGCTCGAGCACTACCGCATGTACCTCACCGCCAAGAAAGTCACTGGCGTGGCGATTTTCGGCCATTCCCAGCTGATGTACCTGAAGGATGCCGGTGCATTCCCGGTGCTTGGCTTCGACAAGGAGCACAGATTCCACTTCGAGGTGATGGCATGAGCATCATCCGTGCGCCTCGTCCCGAGGCCAACTTCTATATGCTCAACAAGTCGATCAGCGAGGACGGGCGCCTGAGCTGGGCTGCCCGTGGCCTGTTGGTCTTCCTGCTCGGCAAGCCTGATCACTGGGCCGTATCCGTCACCCACCTGCGCAACGAGACCGCCAAGTCCTCTAAGCCGACCGGTCGTGACGGCGTGTACGGCCTGTTGCAAGAGCTGATCACCGCCGGCTACGTCCAGCGCCGTCAGGACCGTGGTGAGTCTGGTTTGCTGGGCGAAACCCACTACGTCGTATCGGAAACACCGCTTCCGGCTTTGCCGTATACGGTTGAACCGCTTCCGGCTCAGCCGTATCCGGCAAATCCGACACTAGTAAGTATTGAAGGTAAGCAAGAACTGAAGGGAGTAAGGACTGACTCTCGCGAAGGCGAGTTGGTCGACTTCGAACGCTTCTGGAAGCTCTACCCGCGCAAGGTGAGCAAGGCCGACGCCAAGAAGGCCTGGGCGAAGCTCAAGGTCACCGCTGACCTGTTCGACCTGATGGCCGCCTCCCTGGCTGCCTGGACCGTTTCGACCGACTGGACCAAGGACGGCGGCCAGTTCATCCCACACGCATCAACCTGGCTGAACGGCAAGCGCTGGGAAGACGAACTGCCGCAGCCGGCAGGCGCCGCCCCGTTCGCATCCCGCCGCCCGGCCAGCGGCCCCGACTTCAACGACACCAGCTGGGCTGATGACCTGGGGGACCTATGAGCGCACAACCGAAACTGCGCAGCGTGACGCAGATCATGGCCACGGCCCGCAACCTGCCGGCCGAGGTCCAGGCCCCGGCCAAGCAGCTCGACCCGGGCACCACCGAAGTGGTCAACGCCCTGTTCAAGGAGCTGCAGGCCATTTTCCCGGCGTGGAAGCAGGCCTGGCCGGATGACGAGGCCCTGAAGGCTGCCAAGCGCAGCTGGATCAAGTCCTTCGTCGCCGCTGGCATCAACACGCTCGAGCAGATCCGCTTCGGCATCCAGAAGTGCCGTGTGCTGGGCACTGACTTCGCCCCGAGCAGTGGCAAGTTCATCAAGCTGTGCCAGCCGACGCCGGAAGAGATGGGCATTCCGCCGCTTGCGCGGGCCCTGGCAGAGGCGCTGGAGAACTTCCACCCCAGCAGGGCAGGGTCACGTGTTTGGACGCATGCAGCGGTGCGCCACGCGGCCCTGCAGTGCGAGGCGCAAAACCTGGCTTCGATGGAGGTGGAGCGGGCCGAGAAGGTGTTCGCCCGGGCCTACGACATCACCATCCGCATGTTGGTGGCCGGGGAGCCACTGGGGGACATCGCCACCGGCATCGGCCACGACAGCCAGAAGGGCCTGGCCCAGCTCGCTGACGAGTACGCCGCCCAGCGCCAGGTACGGCTGCTGGAGATCCAGCAGATCCCAACCAGCGCCGCCCAGTGCCGCGCCAGCCTGCTGGCCAAGTTGAACATCAAGCGCGCCGGGAAGCCGGCCGGGGAGGGTGTATGACCATCGACAAGCAAAAGCTCCAGCCCCTGCTGTGGTCGGTAGTGGCCTCCTGGCGCGCCGGCAGTGATGCCCTCGAGCGCCACACGGACGCCTTGGACGAGTTCCTCGGCGAGACGACGGTTGAGGAGGTCGCGCTGGGCCTGCTGGAAGAGATCAGCCAGTTGACCGCCCGGGTACGTGCCGCGGAGAAGCAGCTGCAGGAGGTGGCCAGTGTCTGAGCGCATCAGCGTCAACAGTCAAGCCAAGCTGTCCGAGGCAGTGACCATGCTAACTGGCATGTTCCGCGAGAAGAAGTTCGTCGTGGTCAGCTTGCGACCTGGCAAAGACCGCACCCTTGACCAGAACGCTCTGTGGTTCGCGCTCTATAAGCGCATTGCCGAGATGACCCAGATCGGCGAGGCATCCGAGGCCCGCAAGTACTGCAAGCTGCACCACGGCGTGCAGATCCTGCTGAACGAAGATCAGGACTTTCAGGCGGCCTGGTACCGGGTCATGCGTCACCTGTCCTACGAGGAGAAGCTGGACATGATGGGCGACTGCAAGCTGTTCGGGCCGGACGGCATGCCGGTGACCAGTCTATTCAATCGCGCCCAAGGCATCGCCTACACCGAACGGGTGGTGGCGGACTTCTCGGCCAAGGGCGTGGTTTTCAGTGATCTGCTGAGCGAGGAAGCGGCATGAGCACGCTTGATCTCTATGCGCTCTGGCTTATGGGGGGCGGCCTGTTGTTCAACGTATGGCTCGCGCTCAAGGGTGGTCGAGTACTCGGGCGGGTTCTGTATGCCTGCGCTGCGGCCACGTCGTTCACTCGGTTCTGCTGGGCATGCGGTCGGGCCCATGGCTTCCGCGCCCGCCGACTTCCGGCGTGGGTGTATGCCCCGCAGGTCTGGTTTGAATTCTTCATCACCGAGCTCGGTGCTCCGCGCAACACCACCTCCTGCATGGGTGGGGCTGGCGCCTGGAGAGGGATCGGCAACTGGACGGTGTTTCCCGCCACGGAGGACAAGCCATGCGCACAGCAGAAGTGAAGCCGAAGAAGTGCAAGGCGCCAGGCTGCGGCAAGCACTTCAAACCGACCATGACCACGCAGAAGGTATGCAGCATCGCCTGCGCCAAGGCCATGGCCAAGGATCCCAAGCTGCAGAAGATCGCGGCCAAGGCCATCACCCGGCAGGCCCGGGAAGACCTCAAGGAGCGCCGGGAGAAGCTGAAAGATCGGCGCGAGCATCTAGCCGAAGCGCAGAAGGTGTTCAACGCCTACATCCGTGAGCGCGACGCCGGGCTGCCGTGCATCAGCTGCGATTCGCTGCCAAGCGACCACAACCTCATCACCGGCAGCCGCTGGGACGCCGGCCATTACCGGTCCGTGGGCGCCTGCCCGGAGCTGCGCTTCGAGCCGCTCAACGTCCACCGCCAGTGCGTGAAGTGCAACCGGAACCTGTCGGGTAACGCGGTCGAGTACCGCATCCGGTTGGTGAAGCGCATCGGCGCCGACCGAGTCGACTGGCTCGAAGGGCCTCATAAGCCCCAGCGCCTGGCCATCGAAGACCTGCAGGCCATCAAGGCCCTGTACCGCCAGAAACTCCGTGACCTCAAGAGGGCAGCAGCATGACCTGGACCATCGAACAAATCGTCGGCCTGCTCCTGCTGGCCATGTTCATCAGCTCCACCTGGTGCGTCACGCGCGGCCAGCTCATCGCGAACCGCCGGAAGAAGGAGAACGGCCAATGAAATACCAAAGCGTTTTGGCAGCAGTGGTTCGCGCCCTGGCGGCGGATACCATGAGCGGTGTAGGTGGTGGCGACTTTGAGCCGAAGGTCCAGGCCTCGAAGCTGAAGGGGGAGATCACCGGCAAGGATGCGGCAATGCTCGTGGACTGCTGGGTGCACGCCCGCCTGCACAGCAAGCTGATTCCTCGGCACTGGAACGCACTGACGGCCAGGTTCTCGACCCACAAAGCCAAGAAGGTGGAGGCTATCGGAAAGCTGGTGCCGCTGATCGCTACCCAGGCGCCGAACCTGTTTCGGTACAAGGCGGTAACGGCCTGGGCCATTCCGCCGGTGAAGGGCGTGCAGGCGCAGTCGGGCCGAGAGGTGGCAAGCAGATCTGCCCGTGATCGCGCTGACTTTGATGCACTTACCGATGCCGTGCGGAAGCAACTGGCCGGCGAGTCGGTGGCGGATGGTGAAGACCGGGCACGCCGCGAGCAGTACGTGAAGCGCTCCACCGACATGATCGTGCTGCCGGCCGAGTTCTACGACATCAACACCTGGGACGGACAGGGCCTGAATCGGACCACGTACTGGCGTTGGAAGAAGGCTATCGAGAGCGTGCTGGATGAGATGGTGGCCGAGGCTCTGGTAGCCGCTGGCAAGATTCTGGAGGACGAAGGCATTTTGATGGCAGATGCCGCTTGACACCCGTGCAACGATGCAACATTATTTGCTAATCCTGTCATTCCTGCGCGTGTTGAGGATTGACGCACAAAGCCCGGCCATCGTGTCGGGCTTTTTGTTGCCCGTAGGAAAGCGCATGAAGCCATCAACCGCATGGAGCCTCCTGGCATTCGCCATGGCCCTGGCCAGCTACGCCCTACACCGCGACATCAGCGCCAATGTCTTCCTTGGCTGCGTCTTCATCATTCAGGGCCTCAAAAGGCCCGACGGTTCGGCCCAAGAGCGCCGGGCTACATTCCTGGCTGCCGCACTGAGCGCTGGCATCCTCCTTTTCGCGCTATGGGTACTCGCCACCGGCCTCGACATCCGCGGCCCGGCGCCATTCCGCTACAAACACTAAGGGATTGAACATGGCCGATGCCGCTACCCCAGCAGCTTGTGCGGTTGTAGGGGCTGGAGGTATCGCCCTTGCCAGCTGCCTGCCAACGATTGACCTGAATGCCGTTGTCTGCGCCTTCGGGAGCTCGCTGCTCTTTGTCCTCTGGGCCAAGGACTTGACCCTATGGCAGCGCCTGGGTTACCTCCTGGTCGGCTGGATCGGCGGGTACTACGGCTCTGCCGAGATCCTGGCCCAGGCCTGGACGAAGACCAGCGGTATCGCGGCATTCGGCTGCGGCCTCGTGACGGTCCTGGTGAGTATCAGCGTTCTGGAGTCGTTCAACACCGGCAAACTGCCGAAGTGGGTAACCGAGCTGCCAGCAGCGATTGGCAGCCTGTTCCCCAAGCGAGGGGGCCAATGACCCTAGACCAAACCATCACCCTGGCTCATGCCGGGTTCTGCGGCGGGATCTGCTTCGTCATCGCGTTCATGTACCGGCGGGGCGGCTCGAGCTACAAGTTCTTGCCCAGCCTGTGCGCCTTCTGCCTGGCCTCCCTGTTTGGCCAGGAGTGGCTGAGCATCATCGGCGCGATCCTGCTGTATGGGCAGTGGCCGGTCACATCCGTGCCCAGCACGCTGATCTTCGGGATCCTGTTCATCCTGGCGCTGCGCTCGAAGGGCAACGTGGCCAGGTTGTTCGATCAGTCGCGGCGGCGGTAAGCGCGCCACAAAACAGAGGTGCGCCTTTTCGTGGCGCGGGAGTGAGCATGAGCAGACCGATGCCGCCGGCTGAGCTGCTTGAATCGCCATTCCTGATCCTCGCGCCGGCTCCAGAAGTGTGGGAGTGGATACAGGCGGAGATCCTCTCCGCTACTGGCAGCATCCACAACGAAGAGCATGCTCACCTCATCGACGCCAACATCGGCGTGCTTTGGGCTTCCTCCTCGTTCAGCAAGAAGGGTCGCAGCGTTCTTGGCCAGGCCGAGCAACTGATGATCCGTGCCGGGGGATGGCAGAAGGCTCGCCAGGAGCAGCAGATGCGCGCTTGGTTTGGAGGGGAGCCTGAGTTCCTCATCACGCTGGCGGGTGACTACTGCGCCCAGTGCAGCGAGGCCGAGTTCTGCTCGCTGGTCGAACACGAGCTGTATCACATCGGGCACAAGCTCGATAAGTACGGCTCCCCAGCGTTCGGCGATGACGGCATGCCCAAGCTCGAGATGCGTGGCCATGACGTCGAAGAGTTCGTCGGAGTGGTGAGGCGCTACGGTGCAAGCCACGACGTACAGCAGCTGATAGACGCTGCAAGCCGGCCGCCTGAGGTGGCCAAGATCAACATTTCGAGGGCCTGCGGAACCTGTCTACTGAGGTCGGCCTGATTCCAGACAGGCCCTAGACGGATGACACCATATGGCAGCCCTGACAAATGAGGTGAAGGGCTTCATCGTTCAGGCCCTTGCGTGCTTCGACACACCAACCCAGGTAGTGGAGGCCGTCAAGAGTGAATTCGGCCAGGTGGTGACCCGCCAGCAGGTGGAAAGTCACGACCCAACCAAGGCCTGTAGCAAGGGCTTGGCCAAGCGTTGGGTAATCATGTTTGAAGACACCCGCAAGCGTTTCCGTGAGGAGACAGCAGAGATACCCATCGCCAACCGTGCCTTTCGCCTCCGCGCGCTGGGCAGGATGGCCGAGAAAGCCGAGTCGATGAAGAACATGGCCTTGACTGCCCAGTTGCTGGAGCAGGCGGCCAAAGAGGTCGGCGATGTCTACGTGAATCGGCAGACCAAGACAGACGTACCGCAGGACAACCAGGTGCCGACCAGCATCCGGGTCGAGGTAGTGAACGCGAGGAAGCCAGATGCCGACGCTTAACGTCCCGCAGGCGCGCTTCCTCCAGATGGAGCACAAGTTCCGCGGCTTCGTGGCAGGGTTCGGCTCTGGCAAGACCTGGGTGGGATGCGCAGGCATCTGTAAGCATGTATGGGAATGGCCAAGGATCAACTCCGGCTACTTCGCACCGACCTACCCGCAGATCCGCGACATCTTCTTCCCGACCATCGAGGAGGTCGCCTTCGACTGGGGCCTAAAGGTCAAGACGAAGGAGAGCGACAAGGAGGTCGAGTTCTACAGCGGCGGTCAGTACCGCAGCACGACCATCTGCCGCTCGATGGAGAAGCCACAGACCATCGTGGGTTTCAAGATCGGGCACGCCCTGGTCGATGAACTCGACGTTTTGCCCGCGCTGAAGGCTGAGCACGCCTGGCGCAAGATTATTGCCCGGATGCGTTACAACGTGCCCGGACTGAAGAACGGCGTAGACGTGACCACGACCCCCGAGGGGTTCAAGTTCGTCTACCAGCAGTTCGTGAAGCAGCTGCGCGAGAAGCCAGCGATGCAGGGCATGTACGGCCTGGTGCAGGCCAGCACGTTCGACAACGAGCTGAACCTGCCGCCCGACTACATCCCGTCGCTGATGGAGTCGTATCCAGCCCAGCTGATCCTGGCCTACCTAAACGGCCAGTTCGTCAACCTGAACTCCGGGTCGATCTACCATGCCTACGACCGGAAGCTGAATTCCTGCTTCGACACCGTAGAGCCTGGAGAGCCCCTATTCATCGGCATGGACTTCAACGTCGGCAAGATGGCGGCGATCGTCCATGTCAAAAGGCCTGACGGAAAGCCCAGGGCCGTGGATGAGCTGATCGACGGCTTCGATACCCCGGACATGATCCGGCGCATCAAGGAGCGCTACTGGCGGCACAACGGCAGGGACTACGAGAAGACCTGCGAGATCCGGATCTACCCCGACGCCTCGGGCGGCTCCCGCAAGTCGGTGAACGCCAGCGAGACGGACATCGCCATCCTGCGCCAGGCCGGGTTCAGCGTTATCGCCCCAGACGCCAACCCTCCGGTGAAGGACCGCATCAACGCCATGAACGCGATGTTTTGCAACGCGAATGGCGAGCGGCGTTACCTGATCAACCCGCTGCGCTGCCCGACCTATGCGGACGGCCTGGAGCAGCAGGTATGGGCTGCCAACGGTGAGCCAGACAAGAAATCTGGCGTGGACCATGCGAACGACGCGGGTGGCTACTTCATCCACCACGACTACCCAATTGAACGACCGGTCTTCACGACCCAATCCCTGAGAATGTGACCATGAGCGATAACCCGAGCATCACGCTGCCCGCTGTCGACGCGATGCGCGCCTACTGGGCCGTGATCTCGCCACTCATGGGCGGAACCATGGCGATGCGGGCGGCGGGGAAGGTCCTGCTGCCGCAGTACCCAGCCGAAGACGACGAGGCCTACAAAGAGCGCCTGCGCCTCTCGACCCTGCTGCCGGCGTACTCCGAGACCGTGGGCAACATGACCTCCCGCGTGTTCGCCGAGCCGCTGCAGGTGGGTGACGATGTGCCAGAGGCCATTGTCGAGATGACCAAGGACATCGACCACGCCGGCAATGACCTCAACTCCTGGTCGGTCGGGTTCTTCACCGAGGGGTTGAGCCATGGCCTGTGCCATGCCTTCGTCGATCACCCGCCAGCGGGTGAGCTGAAGACCCAGGCAGACGAGCAGGCCGCTGGCGTGCGCCCCTATGTGGTGATGGTGAGGCCTGAGCAGGTACTGGGCTGGCGCTCCAAGGGCGGCGTGCTGACTATGGTCCGCTACATCGAGGTGGTCGAGGAGGAAGATGGCGAGTTCGGCGCGAAATGCGTCGAGCAGATTCGCGTGCTCGAACCTGGATCATGGCGAACCTATCGCAGGTCGGCCAAGGCCGTACGGGGCAAGCAGGCCACAGCTGGAGGTACCTGGGAGCAGTACGATGAGGGCACCAACAGCCTGACCGCTATCCCTTGGGTAACCTTCTACACCGGCCGTACCGGCTTCATGACTGCCAAGCCGCCGCTGATCGAGCTGGCACACCTGAACGTGAAGCACTGGCAGAGCCAGAGCGACCAGGACAACATCCTCCACGTCATCCGCGTGCCGATCCTGGTGCGCATCGGCATCCAGGCCCAGTACGACAACCAGGGGAAAGTGATCCCGCCAGAGTTCAAGGTTGGCACAGGCCAGCTTACCGATCTGCCGAAGGACGGTGACCTCAAATACGTCGAGCACACCGGCCAGGCCGTCGATGCTGGTCGCACCGCGCTGCAGGACCTGATCAACGAGATGCGCATGGCCGGGGCCAAGCTTCTGACGCCAGACAAAACGGCAACCAAGACCGCCACCCAGGCGGAGGAGGAGGCGGCGCAGGAACTGTCCCCGCTGGCACGTATGGCGCACCACTTCGCCGACTGCCTGGCGCAGCTGCTTCAGTTCATGGCCGATTATCGAAGCCTGGGCGAGGGCGGTACGGTTGAGATGCGTGGCAACTTCGATGTCGACTACATGCCTGAGGTGTCGCTGCCGACGCTGGTTTCCATGGCCAATGCCGGGATGATCAGCAAGGAGACGCTGTTCGCCGAGATGCAGCGGCGCGGTGTGATCAGTGACGAATACGAATGGGAAGAGGAGCTGGCGAAGATTGAGGCCCAGGGCCCGGCTCTCGGTACGCTGTGATGAAGACCGCCAACGAGAAGCTGCTGGACGAGCTGATCGGCCATGAAGTTGATCTCTCCAGGCTGAGCAACAGCCAGGTCGTGGCGATCATCAGGATCCTGAACAGTTCTGACCCTGAGCTGCGGGCAGCGCTCATTGCTGCCATCGACAGCCTGGATGCCGGCGCGTCCGTTGCAGCGATCGATGCCGCTCTGGCGCCCGTGCTGCGGATCAATCAATCGACGTTCTTTAGCCTTCAGCAGGCGCTCACAGGCGTCATCGACGGCGTGGCCAGTTACGAGATTGCCTTTCAGGCCACTGCGCTTACAGCGGCTGTTCCTGAGCTTGTGCAGGCGCGATTCCCGGTTGCCGTGGCACAGTTCAGTCAGGTACGCGCCATTGCGCTGGCAAGGCCCTTCCAGGGGCGGCTGCTCAGCGAGTGGATGGCCGGCATTGAGGCTGAACGTGCTGCGTCAATCCGCGATGCCGTGCGGTCTGGCGTGCTTGAAGGACGCACGACGCCGGAGATCGTCAGGCAGATCATGGGTACCAAGGCGGAGAAGTACGCTGATGGCATCCTGCAGAAGTCTCGCCGGGAGGTGGAGGCGGTTGTCCGGTCGGCAGTGTCCAGCACAGCAGAGACGGCCAGCGACAAGGCATTCGAGGCCAACAGCGACATCATCAGCCATGTTGAGTGGCTGAGCACGCTGGATAACCGGACATCGACGACCTGCAGAATCCGTGACCGCCTGCCGTACACGCTGGGCACGTACCGACCCATCGGGCACAAGGTGCCGTGGCTCGCCGGCCCTGGCCGAATCCACTTCTGCTGCCGCTCGACCAAACTGCCGATCCTCAAAAGCGCCCTAGCGCTGGGGATCAGCGACGCCGCGACCCGGGCAAGCATGGACGGGCAGGTGCCGCAGCAGACCACGTACGCTCAATGGCTTGCACGCCAGCCTGCCGCCCGCCAGGACGAAATCCTCGGCCCGGAGCGGGGGAAGCTGCTGCGCCAGGACAAGCTGAAGCTGCAGGACTTCTACAACGACAAGGGCAAGTTCCTGACGCTCGATGAGCTGCGGGATCGGCTGTTGTAGCCCGCGCCACAAAACACCAAAGCGCCATTTCGTGGCGCGCAATTGTAAAGCCTCGCCCAGTGCGGGGCTTTTTCATGCCTGCGGTTCGGATGGACGGGGCGACCTGGGGCCGGATGGCTCACCAACAGGCCGGATGGCCCAGAGAGACGAAATGAAACTCAAGACTGTTGAAGTGGATGGCAAGCAGTACGCAGTTATCGAAGATGGTAAGCCCGTCTACACCGATGACGACGGCAAGGACGTCGCCTTCGATGCGGTCGGCACTCGCAACACCATCACCCGGCTGAATGCCGAGGCGAAGTCGCACCGTGAACGCGCGGACAGCTTCGAAAAAACTGCGAAGGCGTTCGAAGGCATCGAAGATGCTGCGGCCGCCAAGAAAGCCCTGGAGATCGTCGCCAACCTCGACGCCAAGAAGCTGGTGGATGCCGGCGAGATCGAGAAGGTGAAGGGCGAAATCAGCAAGGCCTTCCAAACCCAGCTGGATGAAGCCAACGGCAAGGCGCAGACCTTCGAGCAGCAGCTGTATGCCGAGAAGATCGGCGGCAGCTTCGCGCGCTCCCAGTTCATCGCCGAGAAGATGGCTGTTCCCGCTGACATGGTCCAGGCCGCCTTCGGCAGCAACTTCAAGATCGAGGAAGGCAAGGTCGTCGCGTACGACGCCCAGGGCCAGAAGATCTTCAGCCGCGCTCGCCCGGGCGAACTGGCCGACTTCAACGAAGCGCTCGAAACCCTCGTCTCGCAGTACCCCCATCGCGACCACATCCTGAAGAGCTCCGGCGCCAATGGCGGCGGCGCGCCGAACGGCGGTGGCCAGCACAAA